TATAGCGATAATTATTAAATCCGCAGACACTCGCCACCTGTAAAAATAGCCACCGAGAGACACAGCCACCCGACCCTGCCCCACAGCCCCACCCGATCCCGATTGCGTTTGCGTCCGTGAATCGTGACAGGTAGAACGGATGTTCGACAGAACGGATGTTCGGATTAGTGGGCGAGGGTGGAGAGGTGGAGAGGTGGCGTAGGTGTGTGTGGAGGGTGGATGGGAGGTGTGGGCGGTGGTGGATGTGGTGTGGTGGCGGATGTGGTGAGAGGGGGGGTGTGTCTTGGTGTTGTTGGTATTTAGTGGTATCTACACGTGACAGATTGATTTCGTAAAAAGGCGTTATCGGTCATTAGCTACGTAGCTACGTAAGCTACGTAAGCTACGCAGTATTCATCAGTATACTTGTTGCGATATATGTATACGTTGTCTACGTAAGCTACGTTAGCTACTGGCAGAGGATTTATGAAAAGTGTTAGACGAAAGGTTTCTCCACCAGTAGCGTGTAGACAATCGGAAAAATTAGAAAGTTAAAAACCAATGTCTACATAATCAGTATATCATTTGAGTCAAGTGGGGCTGGCTCGTAGCTTTGAGGTCCTATTAGATAGGTAGAAGTTGTTTTTGGTGGGAATTTTCTCCAGCCCTGTTGTATTGTAGCACGAAGTCAAGGCAAGGGTAACCTGGTTTAGCACAAAGACGCATTACCAGACGTGTCGCATAGTGAAGGCAGTCACTTCTTTGTTTACGACCCTTGCATTCCTATGCTAACATACGTTTATGTTAACGATGATAGAGGTTTGTCCTAGATGTTCGGGGCAAATTAGTGATTCTGGTAGCATTTTCGGGTTTACAGGGTATACAGAGATTTGCTGTATACATTGTGGATGGGCTAAATATACATATGAGAAAGAGGCAGAAAGTAAGCCTAGGGAGTTTTTTGACAGGAAGATAGTGCCTTATGATGAGAAGTTGATATCCCAAAAGAGAAAAGACAGACCAGGGGGTGGTTATCCTGATATAGAGGTGTTTACAGATTTCAAATTATACAAGTCAGGGTTCGAGAAAATAATGCTTTCTAGCAGATGTCCTTTTTGCAGGAAGGACAAGGTTTTATACAAATCAAAAAAAACTTCAAGTAATAATTTAAGGAAGTCTCTTTGCGAAAACAAACATGTGTGGTATTTTAAATTAGAGAACAAAGAACCTGTATTATGGAGGTAATGATATGCCTAAAGTAGGTAAAAAGAAGTTTCCGTACAGTAAGGCTGGTATGGCAAAAGCTAAAAACTATGCTAAAAAAACTGGCAAAAAGATGAAGAAGAAGTATTAATGCCTAAAAAGGGTCAATATAAGGCAAACGCTTCTAAAGAAACGGTTCGGCAGCGTAAAAAGAATCAGACTCCAAGTCAGATGAAGAAACGAGTTGCCAGAAACTCTGCCCGTCGCAAGGCAATAAATACAGGTAGCGTTACTAAAACTGCTGGAAACGCAGGTAATCCCAGCAGAAAACCTGAAGTGGACCACTATAAAGGTGGGACCAGGATAATTTCACATAAAAAAAACAGAAGTCGGGATAACAACAAGAACCATAAAGGTAAGAAATAATGCCTAAGTTGAATGTGAAGGACACGAATATTGAGTCGGTAAAGGTACGACAGGATGTATTCTTGAGAGCATACGAGAAGTTTGGTGTAATTACGAAGGCGTGCGAGGCTATAGGGATACATAGGGACACTGTCAGGAAGTGGAAGACTCACGACTGGTATGGGTTCAGGGAGAGATTCTTTGATTCACACATGGTGTTTACTGAATCTTTAGAGGAATTAGCTATAAAAAGGGTTAAGATACAGAAGCCGTCAGACAACCCCACATTGTTAATTGCGTTATTAAATGCGAATCACCCCGATAAGTACAGACCACAATCAGGGAATACTGACGAGGCTGCAAGAGATTTGATGGTTTCGATGAAGAAAAGTTTCAAGAATTTGGATAAAGAAGAGGTTATTGTAGAGTCGAAAGCTAAAGAAGTGGACGAAGTTGAGAGGTTGCTAGAGGGTAAAAAAGAAAAGAGTAAATAATTGATTGTGCAATCTACAGTCAAGCCTAACAAGTACATAGATTTGATCTATGAAAAGATAGGATATTCCCCAACTAAGCTGCAGGCACCTATACTAAGTTCAAGGAAACGATTTACTTTGGTTGCTGGTGGTGAACAAGCTGGTAAATCTATGGTGGCATCTAAGTATTTGATATCAAGATTTTTAGAAGATGAGGGTGAGGGATTGTACTGGCTCGTTGCGGCAGACTATGAACGTACCAGAGCTGAGTTTGAGTACTTAGTGGAAGATTTCGCTATTATGGGATTGCTTAAAGAGGCAACTAAGAGGGTTGACCCAGGCAGGATTATACTTGCAGATGGTACCAGAATAGAAACAAAATCAGCTAAAGACCCCAGAACATTAGCTATGCGTGCACCGAATGGAATAATTGGGTGCGAGGCATCACAGCTAGACTTAGATACATTCCACAGATTACGTGGAAGGTGTGCACCTAAACGTGGATGGATGTTTTTGGCAGGTACATTTGAGGGATCATTAGGTTGGTATCCGCAGATGTTTCAAGCGTGGCAGGCATCCAGCAGTATCGACGAACAGTCTTTTTCGTTACCTAGCTATTCTAATGAGCATTTATACCCAGGTGGTCGTGAAGACCCAGAGATAATTGCGTTAGAAAAAGCATCATCAGATGATTTCTTTTTAGAAAGAATCGAAGGTATACCATCCCCACCTAAAGGAATGGTATTTACAGAGATAAGACCTGATTTACATGTACAGAATGTAGAGTATGAACCTGATGTACCAGTACATTTATGGATAGACCCAGGTTACGCTGAAGCATATGCTGTTGAAGTTATACAGGTAGTTAACGATCAGATACGTGTTATAGATGAAATTTACGAAAGAGATTTAATTACTGATGAAATTATAGAGATAGCACAGTCTAAGCCCTGGTGGAAAGATGCAAGACATGGTGTGATTGATGTAGCGGGATTCCAGCATCAGGCTATGGCTGCACCTGCTGAGGTGTGGATGGAGAAGACAGGAATATATTTTGATTCACAAAAGATAAGAATTAACGATGGAACTGAAAGATTGAAGGCGTTTTTAAAGACCGATCCTGTTGAACAGAGAGAACCAAGAATTGTATTTAATCCTAAGTGTGAGGGTATATTGTCTGAGTTTGGAATCAAACCGAATCCATTTGACGGACAGACCAGAGCATATAGATGGAAAATGGATCGGGATGGTACAATAGTTGGTGAAACACCTGAAGACAGGTATAATCATGGTATTAAGGCAGTAATTTATGGTTTGATTAACAGGTATGGCTATGGCTATATCACTGAAAACAGTACTATAAAGGTTAAAAGGTGGTAAATGGCTAACTATAAACCAGAAGAAATTATTGCACTGGTGGACAGTCACTATGATTTGACCGAGCCGCTTCGTACGAGAATGGATGATGACCATAAGTTATACAGGTTAGAAGAGTTCGATGCTGGTGAGGGCTATCAGTCTTACACATCTAATGAACCACAGGTATACGCAGACAAATTAATTTCCTGGTTATCTTCTTCGGAGATGGTGGTAAGAATACCTTACGCCAACTCCCAAAGAGAAGATCGGGATAACAACGAATCTAAAGAGAAATTCCTGATAGGATTGATCAAGGCGGCAGATGACAGGCTTATAGATAAATTTCAACCTACGATACGACATCAGATGGGTTGGTTTATTACTTTGCGTGGATGGTACGCATGTAGAGCTTTGCTGGTCAAAGATGACGACGGCGACACGCATGTAGATGTTCAACCCTGGGACCCGCTTCATACATATTGGGGTGAGGGAAAGAAAGGTTTAGCATGGGCATGCCATAAAACAAAAAAGACTCTTAGTGAAATAGAGGCTATATGGGGTGTCAAGGTAGATTCCGAAAGTATAGGGAGTGATGATAATGACGCAATTGATGTTTATGATTTTTATGATTCAGAAGATAATATAGTTTGTACTGGTGATAAGGTACTAAAGGCTAGAACTAAACACGGGTCCAATAAAGTACCTGTAGTGTTGGGACCTGTAGGTGCACAACCATTAATTCAGGCTATAACAGACACAGGTAATTTAGATACAGTAGAAGATTACGGAGAGTCATGTTACAAATCATCCAGGGGTTTATTCGATAAGCATAACTTTATGATGAGTACGATGCTTGAATTGACTGCAAGGTCACGAAAACAGGGATTAAAGATAAAATCCAGAGATGGTAATAAGACATTAGATGAGGACCCATATAAAGAGGGTTCAGAAATTGCATTAGGTCAGGGCGAAGATGTAGAGCCATTAGGACTATTAGAGATGTCTAAAGAGTCGGGTGCTTTTATGGGGCTTGTATCTGGAGAGATGCAAAGAGGTGGGTTGCCACATTCTATTTATGGACAGCTAGAATTTCAGTTGTCAGGATTCGCTATTAACACATTGAGGCAAGGTGTAGAGACTGTATTGGTTCCAAGGCTACAAGCTCTGGAGAAATCGTACAGGTCTATATTCCAGTTACTATGTGACCAGTATATATCTGGTGCATTTAAATCTTTTGAAGTTAGTGGCAAAGATAAGAACAGGATGTACTTCAGAGAAGAGGTTACACCTGAGATGATAAAAAATGCTGGTGATGTTGAGGTTAGCTTCATAGGACAATTACCACAGGATGAAATGGGCAAGATGTCTATGGCTCAAATTGCCAGAGAAGGACAGACTCCCCTATTGCCCGATATTTATATACGAGACAATATCTTAGGATTACAGTCAGCAGACCAAATGGAGGATGCTATAAAGAGTCAGGCTGCAGAACGCATGTTGCCTGAAGCAGCCATTTGGGAATTATTAAAGTCAGCCAATCGACAGGGCAGAGAAGATTTGGCAGAGCTTTATCAAGCAGAGTTGCGTCGTTTGTTTATGACTAAACGCATGGAAGAAATGCAGATGGTCAACCAGATGATGCAGCCACAACAGCCACCTCCTCCTCCACAAGGTATGCCTCCAGAAGGTATGCCACCGCAAGGTATGCCACCGCAGGGAGGGGCAGGTCCAATGTTGCCACCAACAGTTATGCCTGATGCAGCATTAGGGGTTCCACCTCCAATGCCTACGGCACCTGTTGGACCGTCAGTTCCACCAGGAACTCCAAGACCAGGTGCACAAGGTACCGAAGGTCGATTAGAAGAATTAGGTTTAGTACCACCAACAGGAGGTAATTAGTTATGACTTTAGAACAATTAATGGCGTCATACAGAGTCGGCGAGATAGATAGTGACAGAGTTTTAGAAACATTACAGAGACAATTTGGTCAGGATAGTGCTACAGCACAAAGGACTTTGCAGTCTTTCGATAGAGGGGTAGTTCCCTCTGCTCCTGAAGTTACAGATGATGGGCAAGAGATTCCTCGTACAGACCCTATGGGATACACAGGTAGCCCTTTGATGGGACAGGATATGTTAGGCAGAGAAAGACCTGCCAGCCCAGGTTATACAGATGAACCTACGATGCCTATGATGGATCGTTTTTCAAATACAGGAAGCTCACTTATGGGACCTTCTATGTTAGGTGGAGATACTGGCAGTGCTCCTGGTACTAATTTGTTCTCTAATTTGTGGGGTGGGTTTAAGGATTTACGAGGGGGGATTAGAGATCAAGCTGGATTAGAGAACGTCATAGCTCCTGCTTATCAGAATTTAATTGGACAAGGATTGGATGCAGCGGGACAAGCAGGCAGTGGACTGCAAGATTGGGGTAGTAACCAACTAGATTTTTTGAAAGAACCGTTTGAAAGAGCAGGCGGTGTATTACAAGGTGCGGGTGGACAAGTAGGCAGTGCACTACAAGGTGCAGGTGGACAAGTAGGCAGTGCACTACAAGGTGCAGGTAAGGCTTAC